ATTTATGATTGTGGATATGCAAATGTACAACCTCACAGTGGAGCTAATGCAAACCTAGCTGTATTCCAAGCATTCTTAGAGCCTGGTTCTCGTATACTTGGAATGGACCTAGCAAGTGGTGGTCATTTATCACACGGCGCACCAGTTAATATTTCTGGTAAAAATTATACGACTGAACATTATGGTGTTGACAATAATGGATATATTGATTACGAAGAAGTTCGTAAAAAAGCACTTAAGTTTAGACCTCACATGATTATTGCTGGAGCATCTGCTTATCCTCGTCAAATTGATTGGAAAAAGTTTAGAGAGATTGCAGATGAATGTAGAGCATTATTAATGGTAGATATGGCTCACTATTCAGGCCTGATCGCTGGTGGTGCTTACGATAATCCAGTTCCTTATGCTGATGTTGTCACATCAACAACACATAAAACATTAAGAGGACCTCGTGGTGGAATTATTTTGTGGAATAACGATAAATATACTAAAATGATTAATTCAGCTGTATTCCCAGGAACACAAGGTGGACCATTGATGAATATTATTGCAGCTAAAGCTCAATCATTTATTGAAGCAGACACAAAAGAATTTTATGATTATGCAGAACAAGTAATATCAAATGCACAAGCAATGTGTAGAGTATTTGAAGAAAATGGTTTTCCTGTACAAACAGGTGGAACAGATTCACATATTATATTAATGGATTTAAGCAAGAGTAAGTTTAGTGGTAGACAAGCAGCAGACCTATTAGAAGAGAATGGTATTACTGTAAACAAAAACGGTATACCAAATGACCCTCGACCCTTTATGGAAACATCAGGTATTCGTATAGGTACTGCAGCAGAAACGACAAGAGGCCATGACGAAGAATGGTTTGCAAGATTAGCCCTTAGAATAGTGGAGTTATTACGATAATGGAAATCACACCAATTAGCCCAATGTGGCCCACAAATTATTTTCAGAAAGTTGAATACGATACTCGAGTTGTGAAAGCAACAGTTCGTATTAATGGAAACGAACAGGTGGAAACTGTTTATACTTACGATAAGTATGGTCGGCTTGAAAGTACAGTTATACACCCAAAAACAATAGCAGACGTATGAGTGTAAATATTCCAAAAAAGATGTCCCACATTTGGATTGGACCAAAACCTGCTCCACTCAAATGGATGTATACTTGGCGAGATAAACACCCAGACTGGGAATATAAGATATTCACAGACCAAATGTTAAGAAATCGTGCGTGGAGAAACCAAGCATTAATTGAAACATACTATAATGCAAAAGCTTGGTGTGGTGTATCTGATTTAATTCGATATGAGCTATTGTATGAACGTGGTGGATTTATTTGTGAAGCTGATATGATTTGTTTAGAAAATACAGATGAATTATGGAATTCACCAGCTGACCATGCTTATACATGTTATGAAAACGAAAAGGGTAGACCTAATTATGTTCAACCAATTTTTGGATGTAATCCAGAAAATCCTTTTGTTAAATTTATATTAGATGAGCTGAAAAAACTTAGACCTCAAGATTTACATAGACAACCGCATAATTCTACTGGTAATGCTTTCTTAGCAAAACATGTTCCAAATTGGAAAGACAAATTAACTATTTGGCCATCTCATTACTTTATACCACAATTTTATATTAATGGTTCACAAAGATACGATGGACCAGATAAAGTTTACGCAGACCATAAATGGGGCTCAACTGGTATGGGCTTTAATTGCGTGGACTATTCTCAAGGAGTATTATAGTGTACTTATCACATAAACACAAATTCTTATTTTTACGTACGCCGAAAACTGCAAGTAGTAGTTTATCGGATTTCTTTATTCGTAATATAGACGATAAAGATGCAATTTATACTGAAGTAGAAGATAGTAATCTACCAGGAACATTAGATGAAGCAATAGTAAGTAAATATCGTCCTTATGCTTTTTATCATTTTACATTAAACCAATTAATTGACGAAGGTGTATTAACAGAAGAACAAGCATTAGAATATGATATATTTGCTTTATTGAGAAATCCTGTTGACAGAGCAAAGAGCTTTTATTATTTTTATCGTAAATGGAAAGCGCACGGTACAGACCCTTCTATAGAACAATATCGTGATTGGACAGTTAACGGAGTATTTAAAGGCGAACCAAATAGTGGTATTGTTCAAAGTAGCTTATTAAAACTTGGTAATAAGCGCGTTGGTCGTTTTTGGTTATATGAAAATTTAGAAAAAGAATTAAGTAATTTTATGTTTAATCGTAGGTTACGTATTGACCATGCATTACCAAGACATAAAACAGATTCAAGAGCAACAAAAATAAATGAGATTGAATTTGAGCAAAAAGACATTGACGAAATGAAAATTACTTTTGCTGAAGATTTTAAATTATACGAAGAGTTAACAGAGTGAAAGCTTATATTCTCAGGATAGATACACCTATATCACATAAGTATGCAAAAATGTGTGCAGAAACATGTGATGTTATTGATTTAGATTGGGAATACTTTGATGGTTGGTCAGATATTACTGGTCGTGCAGCTTGGTGCCAAACTGGTATTAAGATGAAATTTTACGAACCACCTTTAATTGTTGATAATATGACACCAGCTCAAAAAGCAAATGCGTGTTCAGCTGGACATGGAGCAATATGGAAAAAGATTGCAGAAGGTGACGATGAAGTTGGTATTGTATTAGAGCACGATGCTTTAATGTATTATAAACCAGATATTAAAGTACCAGATAACTATATTATTGTATTAGGTTATAAATTAGCTAACTATCATGATTATAGATTTTTAGATGCTAAGAATGAACCTAGAGAATTAATTAATATTGATGGTCACGAAGGTGCTCATGCATATATGATGACTAAACGAACTGCACAAAATCTTATACATGAGATTGAAGAAAAGGGTATTTTAGGCGCTGTTGACAATGCATATTTTATACGAGGACAACGTAGAACAAATATTCCGTTGTGTATTATGTCACCAACACCAGCAATAGGTTATTTAAGAGAAAGTACAATATGGAATAAATCTGCACATGTAAATTATGAATTTATTCCGTCATTTGCAAAATATTATAAATAAAACAGAGTAGATATACATTTTTAATTTAGGGCTTATTTTTATGGGCAAAACATTCCAAGAATACTTAGCCGCAAAGGCAAAAGAAAAAGAACTTCAAGAAGTCGAAAAAGATGCCGATGGCAACATCGTCAACAAAGATGGCAAAATCTTGAAGAAAGCTCGTGGTAATAAAAAACCAGAGCCTGAAGCTGATGGCAAAGAAACTGAGGTTGATACAAAACCAGAGACAGATGATGAACCTGAAGCAGAACTTAAGCCAAAGAAAAAAGTTAAGTCAGATGACGAAGTTGAAGTCGACGACACCAAGGACGACCCAAAAGCTGCAAGTAAAGACAGCGATAAAGCGGGTACTGAAATTGATGATAAAGAAGATGACGATAAAGAAACCGGCCAAAACATAGTTAAAAAGACAGCCGATAAAAACTCATCAGATGAAAAACAAAACAAGAAAAGATTTAATCCAACGAGATTCGTGAACGTTAAACCAGAAATTACAGAAAATTTAAACGAAGCAGCGTATGACACTGCTGTTATATCATTTGGGCGTATGAATCCCGTGACAGTAGGTCACGAAAAGCTCATCAATAAAGTTCTTACAACTGCAAGAAGTAGAAGGGCTACACCGTTTGTATATCTATCTCACTCTACAGACCCTAAGAAAAACCCTCTACCTTATGACCAAAAACTCATGTTCGCTCAGGCAGCCTTTGGTCGACGTCTTGTTGTAAAATCTCGAGCACGAACAATCATTGAAGTTGCTAAAGAATTACAAAAGACATTTAAAACTCTAATCCTCGTGGTTGGCTCAGACCGCGTCAAGGAATTTGATGACCTACTCAACAGATATAATGGAAAAGAGTTTACATTTGATAAAATTGAAGTTATTTCAGCTGGGGAAAGAGACCCGGATGCAGAAGGTGTTACAGGAATGTCTGCATCTAAAATGAGAAAAGCAGCTGAAGACGGAGATTTAGCATCCTTCAAAAAAGGCCTACCTCGTAAATTACAATCAAAAGCCAAATCGGTATATGGCGCAGTAAGAGCAGGTATGGGTATTAAAGAAGGTATTGAAGAAATTGAACAAGACTATTTAGAAGAAGCATTGACTCGTCAACAAAGACTTAGACGTAAAATGGTTATGCGTCGTATGAAGTCTAAGATTATGATGGGTCGACGTAGAGCATTAAAAAAGAGAGCTACTCTTGAAGTATTAAAGAATAGGTCTCGTAGGTTAGTATATCGTATGTTAAAGAAGAGATTCTCAAAAGGACGATATGCAGAAATGCCTTATTCAGCAAGACAAAGAGTCGATGACAGAATTAAAAAGATTTCTAAAAATAGAATTGATACTTTAATGAGAAGATTCTTACCTAAAGTTAAAGCAGTTCAAAAAGCTCGATTAGCTAATAAAATTAAGAAAAAGAATTCTACAAGTACACCTAAACCAAAGTCAGTTAAAGTTGCAAAACCAGCAATTGAGAGTTACGACGCTCTATGGGAAGCATTTCAAGCTGAAAGAGTTGTTAAAGGTAAACTAGACCCAAACAGCCCAATGGGAAAAACGAAACTGACCGGCAGAGAAGTCTCACAATACTACCGAGATAATCCAGCTGCTAAACGTGCTGCAAGAGATAAAAATGTCAAACTTGCTATTGAGTTGGCCCTGGATTTAGGCGGTAACATGAATTATGCGATAAAAGAAATTGAAAAATTAAAGCGCAATTTATCTAAACATCCTGAAGTTAAAAAAGCATTGCGTAGTGCTAATGAAAACTTTGACTATGAAAGCTATGCAGAATATACTCTTGAAGCTCGAATGAAGAGTCCACAAGATAAAGATGTTAAAGATTTAAAAGGTACACAACCAAGCAAATATTATAAGGGCGTCAAGAAAGATACTAAAGACGACCGTGATGCTCATTTTAAGCGTAAAGCTAAAATGGACGATGATAATCCAAAAGCATATACACCAGCTCCTGGTGACAAAGACCCTAAAACGGGCGAACTAAAGAAAACAAAACCATCTAATCACACAACTAAATTTAAGAAAATGTTTGGAACAGAACAGAAAATCTTAAAAAGACCTCACATGCTTATTGCAAGAAATGGTAAACCAGTTGTAGATAAAAGATTTAAACACTTTCGCAATGGACCAGAGCAACTTGAAGCTGAACGTCAAAGAAAGATGGCAGCGTTATTACAAGTAGCTGAAGATGTAGAATTTATTTTTGAGAGTAACCCAAAAGCTGCTCTTAAGAAAAAGGCAGAAAAAACTGGTATGCCTTATGGAATATTAAAGAAAGTATTTGATAGAGGAGTAGCTGCATGGAGAACAGGTCACAGACCTGGAACAACTCCAACACAATGGGGATTAGCTCGTGTTAATAGTTTTGCTACTAAATCATCAGGAACATGGGGTAAGGCTGATAGCGACCTCGCTAAAAAAGTAAGGGATAGCAAATAATGAAAGATTTAAAAGGCAGTATTAACGAAGCAATTGCACAAGTTGCTAATTATAATAAAGGTCAACGACCTATTGTTGAAGCAGAAACTGAAACTTTAGACGAAAGAGAAACAGATAAATACGGTAATCCAAAACTAAGTGATGCTGATAAAGATAAGATTGGTAAACTTAGAGAACAGATTGCTGAGAAAGAAAAAGAAATTAATAAGTTAAAAATTCAAATAGCAATGACTAAGAAATTTGCAGGATTACCACAATAATGAATAAACGAGTAAGAGACTTAATTAACGAAAGCGGTGCTGGACTGTGGGGGACAGATAAAGCACGTAAGCGCTTACAGAAAGATACACCTGGACAAGAGATTAAATCGCTCGTTAAAAAGTCTCAGAAAGTTTCTGAAGCAATGTCTGATTCTGAAAAACATCAAGCGTTACAAAAGAAAATTGCTGATGTTAGAAGACAGTACAGAGCAGGAACATGGGACGGCAATGTTAATAAAGATGGTAAACCTGTAATCCATGTTGATGGTAAACCTGTCATTGTTGAAGATGTAAAAAATCCTTATAAAGCATACGATAACCAAAAGCTTCAGCAATTAAAGAGAAACATGAGAGATAATGTTGCTAACTTAACACAACGTATACGTAAAAGAGCTGGTAATGCATCTCAAAGTTTAAAAGACGAATTAAAAGATTTAGAGCGTAAATCTAAGTTAATTGATTTAGCATTAAGAGATAGTGCAAAACAATCTGATGCTAAAAGAGCTGGTGTAGGCTCAGACAGAGAAACATTTAGAGATAGACAAAAACGTTTAGGTAAGCCTCAAACAGAACAAGTTACTGATAAAGGACTTAAGATGGTCAATAAAAATGGTAACGTTGTTTACGCTACTCGCGATAAAGTCAAACATTACCAAGACCTAGGTTATAAATCAGCTGCCTATATGGATGCTCGTAAAAAGACACTTTCACGAACTAATCAAAATCCAGAAAAATCATTTGCTGATGTACGAAGAATAGCTAAAGATATACAAAACAAAAAAGCTGGTGATACACCTCAAAGATATAGCGAATCAGTTGAGCAACTTAACGAACTTAAAATATCATTTAAATTTGACAAATTAGCAGACGCTGCAAGGGCTGAACGTAAAGCCATGCAGATGAAAAAATTAGATGTTGACTCTGAAAAGATTCAAGGTAAAAATATGTGGTTACTACATGTTACTGGTAATTATACCGATATTATGAAGTATATCAAAAGAGTTGACCTTGAAGATAAAGTTCATGAGTCTAAAGAAATGAGTTTAGACGATATTAAAAAGAGATATGCTAAAGAGATAATTGCATTCCAAAATGATGGAAAGGATTTATCAAGTGGCGCTAAAATGGCTTTATATGGTTATGTTGGTTCAGATGCTTTAAAGACAGATGACGCCGACGAGTTTGATGATTTCGTTATGGGTTTACAAATGGGTAAATACAAAAAAGAGTCATTAGATGAAGGTTCTGAATCTTGGGAAGATGGATATAAAAGAAGAGTTGTAAAAACAACCAAGCCAGAGCACAAAGAAAAAGGTTACAATTGGAGAATTAAGGGTAAAGATAAAGCTCATCTCACAATCAAGTTATATAAAGACAAACCTTCTCAAGAAGAATTTAACAAACAAATGAAACGTGTAGCAGGACACGAGTTCGGAGGATAAAAATGAAACGTTTTAAGAGCTTATATAAAGAAGCTAAAGTAGAAGTCGATGATATCTCAGTTGGTGTAAAGAAAAAGAAACCAGCTGGAGTTAAAGCAGATGAGCCTTTAAAGGGTTATGCTTATAACGAGAAAATGAAATTCAAGTTTAAAGGTAAGAAAACTGCTTTACACATTAAGAACAATAAATTTTTAGAATCTGCTGAAGAAATAACTGAAGCTAAAGCCGATTTAGTTAAAACAATCGAAGCTGAAATTAAAAAGTATGGTCCTAAAGACATTGATACACCTACATATAAGCAAGCAATTACCTTAGTTAAAAAAGGTGATATGAAGTCTTTAAAGAAATTAATCTATACATCTGATACTGAACCTTCAGAATTTTTATCTTACGCACTAGCTCAACATGACCCTGCAGCATTTAAGAAAATGTATCCTCGAGCAAAAGCTGGCGACTATTTAAGAAGCATTGTTATCCAACATGGTGAGTCCGTTGAAATCAGCGAAAGGAGAGTTACTGATATTGATGTAGAGCAATCTGCACGTGAACTTAAAAAAGCTAAATTAGATAAAGCAAAAGAAAAAGTTCAGAACGAAGACGAAGAAGAAGAAAAGTCTTATATTGTAAGAGTACAAGGTAAAGGTGCACCTGGTCGCGATTATATAAATGTTAAGACAAGAGCTCATTCTCAAAAAGCTGCTCTTGAAAAAATCAGAAAGCAATATCCTGGTCGTGTGTCATATAGTATCGTTAAAGAAGATTACGACACAGCAATCTCTTTGTCTATAGAAGAAATTGAAATGAACGAAGCTCTATCTCCTAAAGAGAAAGAAAAGCGTTTACTTATGATTAAGAAAGCTGTTCAAAAACTTAATAGAGCAAACATCGAAAAAGCCAAAAAGATGGCTATGAGAGATATGAAAGCATCTGGTATGTTTGACGATGCTATCGACGAACATATTAAGGGCGGTGCTGACTCTTATTATGCTTTACAACAAGCAAAAAAGAAAGCTGCAAAAATGGGTAAAGTTTGGAGTAAAATGGGTCAAGACGAAAAAGATAGATTTGTTGATAAAGAAATGAAAGCAGCAGGTTACGAGAAAAAACCTGGTAATCAAATGTATACAAAAATACCAACTGATAGCGAAAGAAAATTTGCCGATAAAGTAAGAGCAAAAGACAAAGAAGTTTCTAAAATGTCAGAACCCGATAAAATAGATTATTTTAGTAAAAATCCTTCTGCATCTACGGGCGGTCATGATATTTCTGATGAAGGGAAGAAAAAAATTCAAATAGCAAGATATCAATCTCAAATAGATGCTTTAGAGAAACGAGCTATTGAAGCCCAAAGAAAAGCTTATGAAGCTGATGAAGAAGGCGATGATTTGGCATATGAAAAATATCAAGATGAAGAAGAATATTTTTTAGAGAGAATTCGTGAAGTAGAAAATAGAATAGAAGATTTAAAAGACGAATAATCTATGAAAAGATTCAATAAATTTTGTGAAGATGCTGAATTGAATGCTCGTCAAGCTGCAGAAAAAGCGCGCATGATTGACCAACACAAAAGAGAAAAAGAATCTTTAAAGCGCCGACATGACAACCAAGATGCACAGGCAGCAAGAGCAAAAGAGCAAAGACAATGAGAAGATTTAAGGATAGCTTTGGTATTTACGAGGGAGTTACAGTACCTCTCGAGCAACCTATGCTTGAGTTTGAGGAAGACAAAGACCCAGAAATTAATAAACCAAAGCGATCGGGCGGTCCTACAAAATATGTAGTATATGTTAAAGACCCTAAAACTGGTAATATTAAAAAGATAAACTTTGGCGATGTCAAAGGTGGACTAACTTCTAAAATAAACGACAGAGAAGCAGCTAAATCTTTTAATGCAAGACATAACTGTGATACAAAAACAGATAAAACTAAAGCTGGTTATTGGGCATGTCGTTTACCTAAATATGCAAAAAGCTTAGGTTTAAAAGGTGGAGGAAATTACTTTTGGTAAAAAATATTTTAATAGGTGCTTTGTTAATAGTAACAGCAGGTTGTTCAAGTCTTGGTAAATACTTACCAAGTGATTTTGATAATGTTGAGTATGGTAAGTTAGTAGAACTCAACGTTATAGCTAATATGCCACAAGATGATTGGTGCAAAAAATCAACAATCAGCCAAATGAATTACAGAGCTTTATATTTACACACATATGCTGAACATCGTTTAAACGATAATATTACAGAGATATATAAAGGATTGCATGGTCTTACAGAAGAATTAGTAAATAAAGAAGAACCTAGCCAAGCATATTGTAGAATTAAGAGAACAAACATACACGATATTACAACTAATGTATTAAGTGCATTTGGAGATAGAAAGTGAGTATTGATACTTGGAAAGCAGAAACAGAACAAAGAGCAAAAGAATATAAAAGTCTGTTAGATGACGGACATTTAAAACAAGACGAATTTGAAGAATTAATAGAAGACCTTATTGATGAGTCAAAGATTAACGCTGATTTAGAATTAGAAGAAAATAAAATTTTAGTTCAAAAAGCAATAGATGGAATTAAAGTAATAGCTGGTTTAATTAGCTAAAATGAATCCATATATTGATGATGGTGGTATTCGTACCTTTGATATAAATGCGTTAGACGAAGAATTTGTTTGGCACAGAGATAACGAAGACCGAGAAATAGAAATACTTGAAGGTGACGGTTGGCAATTTCAAGCTGAAAATGCTTTACCTTTTCTATTAAAACCAGGTTTAAGGTTTGAAATTAAAGCTGGAGAATACCATAGAATCATTAAAGGGATTAATGATTTAAAAATTAGAATAAATAGAAACATATAATAAATTTTAAAGGAGACTGAAATGTCATTTAGAGAAATTATTGAAGCTAAGGTTACAGAAGCTGTTGACCAGTCTTTAGGATTAAACGAAGCTACATTGAAAGTTAGTAATTTTACAGGTAAAATTGCTGATAAAGCTGGCTTCAAAATGAAGAAGGTTGGTGACTCTAATCCAGGCGCAGATGTAATATTTACTGGCGATGAAAAAGCCATTATTAGTTATGCGAGAAAATATTTAGGTACTGATGGAAAAACATTAAGCGATATTCAAAGAGATGTTGCTGGTGGACCTGGTTCTCAATTTGGGTATAACGAAGATTTTAACGGTGAAAACATTGATGCTGAACTATTAGAGCGTATTGCAGAAATGACTGACGACGAGTTTGAGTCTTTCTGTCAGTTCTGTGTTGAAGCACAACTTGACGAATTATCACCAGAAACACTTTCAAATTACAGAAAGAAAGCGTTTAAATCATATAAAAAATCGAGCGACGCACTCGGAAGAACTGCTAATTTTTCAAGAAGAGTTTACTCTGATAAGGGTATTGCTAAACACACAAAAATTGCTGATAAAAGACACAAAGGAATTGGTTCAGCAGATAAAAGAAGTAGAGCTAGGTCCGGTAACGACCATGTTGGCCGTTGGGATTTAGACAAAGATGCTGGATATCATACTTTATCTAAGAAAACAAGCAAACAAATGCAAAAAATTAAAGGGTATGGTAAAGACCAATCCGGTAAAAACAAAATAGTTAGTCCAAACGGTAAAGTAGCATATGTATCTAGTTCTGAAATTAAAGACTACATCGACCGTGGCTGGAAAAGGAGTAAGTAATGACTTTAAATGAAAAATTAGAATACGCTCTGAATGCCTTTTTCGAAGCTAAAGCAGGAGATGAATGCTCTTGCTGTGGTAATAAAATTGATGAAGAAGGTAAATGTGGATGTGGCCCGGAATGCAAGCACTGTGGCGGACAACACGACATTTCAGAAGCTAAAAAGAAAGAAGAAGAAAAGCTTGACCCAGTCGATAAAGCAGATGCAGACATCGATAATGACGGTGATGTAGATGACACTGATGATTATTTAAAGAATCGTCGTAAAAAGATTGGTAAAGCAATCGACGCTAAAAAATTAAAAGAGATGGCAAAAGCCTCTAAGAATTAATATATAATTAATATGAATGAAAAATATATCTTATGGAGGATATTATGAGAAAACTAATTGAATGGCTAAAAAGCTTATTCGGAACTGGCGTAAAACCAGTTGACCCAGTAAAAGAGCCTAAGAAGGCTGCAGTTGCTAAAGGTCCTAAAAAGACAGTAGCTGCCAAAGCAGTATCAAAACCTGCTAAGCCAACTAAAGCATCGTTAAATAAATTAACGAAAGCTCAGTTGGAAGAAAAGGGTCGTGAAATCGGGATTGAACTCGATAAGCGTAAGAAAAAAGCTGATTTAGTAGACGAAGTTTTTAAGCAATTAAAATAAGTTTCTAACGAAACATTGAATGCGATTTTTGTTATAACTTAACGTTAAATATAACAGGAGAATAACAATGGCACTATGGGGAAAAACAGACGCTGCGGCAAGTGCGCCGAAGTGGTTATCCGACGATGCTAATAACACTAATAAGTCTAATGATAAAGACAACGCAGTATTCGTTGACTTGACAGAAGCAGGTGTTGCTGCAAACCAAGCTAAAGGTCTTAAAACACCAGGTTGGAATCTCTACAATACTTATACAACAGCAGATGGTCGTACAAGACATATCGCTGAGCCACTATGCGTAATGAAAGTTGCTGCTGGTGATGCAGGTGATGCTGGTGTATCTGGTACTGGTGATGATTCAGTGGTTGCTGACAGCTAATAAATAGTTTTATTAACAATAAATAATTTTTTATAATATGAATTTAACAGAATCAACCTTTCTGCTCTATGCGATGAAGCACTATGACAATCCTCAATGTACGGATATGTCAGAGTTTGAAGAAGACATGAAAAGATTTCAGTATCTTCGAAAGCTCTTCAGTCGTTATAAGCAAGACAATGATTTGAAAGAAAGGTTGATACTGAATCACTTAATTGTGATATACAATGTGTTTGGAGTAGATGCAACTAACATGCTCTTTTTAAAATTGCATGAGTTTCATAGTTATCTTAAACCATTTGTGGAATATTTAAATTTTATGCCACAAGTATTGCAATACGATGAGAATATTATCAATAAAGATAGTATTATTGGTGACATATTTATTGAACAAAAACTAAAGGAAATTTAAATGGTAGTTGATTTATTTTTAGTATTTCAGTTTATTAAAAAGCTTGTTACGCCTTTTAATAAGTGGCCTGCTCATAAATTAGGAATTATCGATGCGAAGGGTAATATTATTATTCGTCGTAAAGATTTTACTAAAAGAGAGCAGACAAAAGCTTTTGGTGTATTTGACCAATTAGTTGGAAATGTTAAAAAACTACTTGCTAAATTACCTGGCGGTTCTACAAGACTAGCTTCTTATGCAGCTGCATTATGGTTAGTTAAAGAACAAGCTGCGCTTGAAAATAATACCATGCTAAATGAAGAGTTTCTAATTGAGGAATATCTTTCTCAAGCTGAAAACAGATTCATTAATGAATGGGCTGATATCATTGAAGCTTCGGAAAAAGAAGAAATGACTGGTGTTGGTAGTGGAGCAATCGCAGGATTAGGAGTCGGAGCACAAGGTGAACCTGGTGTTTCTAAAAAGGCTCAAAAGAAATATAAGCGCAAAAATTTTAAAGATTTTGCAAAGTAATGGCTACAGTAAATGTTAAGGAATTAGTCGACGTAACGGTTATTCCTACATATGAAACATATACTAATGTTATTAAATCAGTAAATTATACAATTACTGTTTATGACGATGTAGTTGGAGCTAATACAAATATTAGTTTATTACAGCAAAGTGTTTTAAGTGCTGAAGATTTAGCAAATAATAATTTTATTACTGCTAATAGTACTGTAACACAAACTGAAATTATTAATTGGGCACATACTAATCTCGGTGGAGATGAAGCAGCAGCAGATTTAATATCTTATGCTGAAACAAAATTAGCTGATTCAATATATTTGGCTGATGGCACATCGGATTACGACTTTAGTACTAACCCACTTTAGGAATTAAATATGAAACAAGAAAATAGAGATAACGTTTTTGAACAACTAAAAATTGACGAAGGTGTTGTATACGAAATATACAAAGACCATCTCGGCTATCCTACATTTGGTGTAGGTCATTTAGTATTAGATTCAGACCCAGAGTTTGGTGCTGATGTCGGTACACCAGTTGACGAAGACAGAGTCAAAGATTGTTTTGATAAGGATTTAGAAATCGCTATCAGTGAGTGTCATGCTCTTTATACTGAAGAATCATTTAATGATTTTCCTGGCGAAGTTCAAGAGATTCTTGTTAATATGATGTTTAATATGGGACGTACTCGTTTAAGTAAGTTCAAAAAATTCAATGCTGCATTACACGAAGGTGACTGGGCAGAAGCCGCAGTTGAAGGACGTGATAGTAGATGGCATAAACAAGTGACCAACAGAGCGGAGCGCTTGATGGTCAGGATGGAACAAGTTTAATAAATAAACCAAACAATACTTTATACGGAACTAAAATGGCAATAGAAAAAATTATCCAAGCTGCTATTGATAATAATCCTTTAAAGCTTAAAGAAGCTTTTGAAGACGAAATGAATGGTCGTTTACGAAGTGCTTTACAAGAAGCAGTTAGTAATATGAATGAAGATGATAGGTTTGGTGACACTGATAAAGTTACAATTGAATATAAAGGTAATGATGAGCGGCGCAAAGAAGAAGCAGAAAGATATGGAATTAAAATTGGCGCGCCAAGACAGAGAGATGGAAAATCTATCGTAACTGGTGACCATGATAAAGTTGCTAAATATTTAGCAAAACATTACGGTTCCGAAGAAAAAGCCAAAGAAAAACATCCAAGAGTTTTCAAGTCTGATGATGACAGTGGCGACAGCGAATTTAAACCAGTAGCTATTCAAGTAGGTGGCTCAGGAAATCTTCAAAAGATATTTGACGCTATGAACGAACAAGGTGAAGTAGGTTTAGATGAAATGTTAGGATTTGAGGGCGGAGGTGATGCCGATGTCCGTGGGGAAACTGTTTTTTATCCAGACTCAGAAGTAGATGAAAATGGTTTAAAAGAAATTATAAAGAAATGTGATTACCGAACTAAACTATCAAATTACACTGCAAAGCGTATAGCTGCACATATAAACAACGGTGGTAAAGTTAATAGCTGGGAGCCTAGCGAAGACGATACACAAAACATCGGCTATGATGCAATATATTACAATGGCTTGCTTGAAAATGTAATTAAGCCTAGTGGTTCAGGTTTAACATATAGAGCCAAATTAAGTTAAAAAAAGGAGAAATAGAGATGTCTATTGAAAAAATTATAGCTGAAGCAATTGAGAACAATCCGCTTAAGCTAAAAGAAGCATTCGAAGATGAAATGAATGTGCGTATTCGTGCTGCTCTTGAAGAAAAGTACAAAGAAATGACTTCTGAAGAAGAGGAAGTTGTTGCTGAGGAAACTGAAGAGCTCGTTGAAGAAGACGAAGATGAATCTGATGAAGAAGAATCTGACGATGACGACGAAGAAGAGGATTTCGACGAAGCCGCTTGTGTCAAAGAAATGAAAAAGAGACACGCTGATGGCGAGAAAAAAGGCGATATCATCAAAGCTGTAAAAGAAAAGTACGGCTGTTCTGAAGCTAAGTGCAACGAATTATACGCTTCTAACTGCGGTTAATACCGCACCATGTGGTCATGGATAAAAGCTTGGTGGTTTGGTAAGTCTTATACTATTACAGTATCTTATGACACCAAGTTTGGAAATGTTGATGATAAGAAATATCTGGGTGTGCGGAAGATTAAAAAATCTACTTGGAAAGAGCTTATCTTTGTAACTGCGGACAAAAAGCTGGTCTCCGTACGGTCAGCTAGTGGTCTGTTCTATAGAATTGAGGAAGAATAAATGTATCAAATATTAATAGGAATTATTTTAATCCTTGGTGGTGCATCTTATTACTTATTCGACCAAAACCAAACTCTAATAGGAAATAACGCAAAGTTAGAGCTTGCTGTTGAAGAACAAAAGCAAGCTATTGAAGCTATTAGAGAGTCATACGAAAAACAAGGTGAAGCACTCAATAATATGAGTCGTGCTAATGCTGCTATTGAAGCAGAAAAAGAACGTTACCTTGAAATTTTTAAAAGACATAATCTTAACTTACTAGCAATTAAAAAACCTGGTCTGATTGAGAGTCGTATCAATAATGGTACAAAAGAAGTATTTGAGGGATTAGAAAATGATAGCAAGAACATTACTGTTAGCGCTACTGACGACAACAATAATTAGTGGTTGTTCTTTACTACCACAAAAGAAAATTGAAATAGTCAGTAAACCTGTCCCTATTAATATAATCCAACCAGAATTACCAAGACCAATTAATTTAGCTGATGTTCAGATGAGTGTTGTATCTGAAGCAGTTATTGTTAATCCTTGTAAACGTTCTATTCCGTTTGACCCACCTCAGTACGATGATAAAGGTGCTGAAAAACTCAAACGTCCTAAAGCGTGTGATTTAGAGGATAGAGAGAATCCAACATGGCCAGTCGGCTATACATATCTCGATAGATTCCTCGATGAAAATAAAATTGCACAAGGTGGTGACATAGTTTTCGTAGCAACTACGATAAAAGACTATGAAATAATGACAGCAAATTTCCAAGAGCTTCGTAGGTATATCAGAGAGCTCGGAGAAGTCATTGTTTATTATCGTAAGGTAACCACCAATGACAAAGAAGAAAAGGCAGCTGAGTCAAAACCAGTTGACCAGTAGACCACTTAGTCACCTTTCATCAGAAAATAAATCTTAATTAATATCATTCTAATAAGATTAACTTATAAATAATAGTTGACAAAACTATGAAGCTGTGATATAATAACCCATATTAGGAGACAGCGTGTCAGACGAACTCAATCATGTCAAAACCGACATTGCGCTAATTAAAAACGACATCAAACAAATCGAAAGATTTTTTGATAAAGTTGACGAAGCTATGGACCAAATGGTCAACATTAGTCAAGATATTGCAGTGCAACAAAACGTGTTAGAGACATTTGAGAGCAAGTTAAATACAGTTGAAAACAAAATAGATACACAAGCGCGCATTAATGTTGAATCGCGATTTGCTTTTAAAGAAGAGCTTGACGAGCACAAATATAGATTTAAAGAAGCTATGACAGATGGAATGAATCAAGCACAATCTGCTCACCAAGAATATAACTTAAAACAAAGAGAATGGATGGAAGAGCGCTCAGAACGAACACTTACAGCTATTAATACATTGACAAAAGAATTAAATATTAAAATTGATGAACAAGATAGACGTATCCGTAATTTAGAAAATTTAAAATGGTGGTTACTTGGTGCAGTAGCTGTAGTCACTGCTGGTGCCAATATGTTTATAGATATGATGACTGGTAAATAATGGTTGACAAATGCCACCAAACGTGTTATAATAACACAAATTAATTAAACAGACTTAAACACTTATATTATGATTGATTTCGTTGACGTACAATACGCACAATCTCTTGCAGGTCGCATGGAGAGATTTAAAGTAACGCGTACAAATCCTTATAGAATTAACTTCCGTTGCCCATTGTGTGGTGACAGTCAAAAGTCTCGTACAAAAGCAAGGGGTTGGCTGCTTGAGAAAGACAACAACTTTCACTACTATTGTCACAACTGTGGTGCAAGTCATTCCTTTTCCTACTTTCTCAAGTTAGTCGACCCTCTTGCATTCAAAGACTATACCTCAGAAAAATTTATAAACAAAACAAGACCAAAAGATAAATTAACAGTTCTTGAGAAGACAAAATTTGAAGCCCCAAAATTTGACAATAAGGCAGCGATAAAAAGTATAAAAAAAGTATCTCAACTGGACTATAACCATTTTGCCAAAATATATATACAAAAGAGGGTAATTCCTTCAGAGCAACATTATCGCATATATTACACCCCAAAATTTAAAACTTGGGTTAATACTATTATACCGGATAAATTTGCTAATACTGATAGAGATGAACCTCGTTTGGTAATTCCATTCTTCGATAAAGACAAGAAGATGTTTGGAGTATCGGCTAGATGTTTTAAACCTGACTCTAGCTTAAGATACATTACAATTATGTTTGAGGATAAACCGAAGATATTCGGCCTCGATGTTGTCGACTTTAACCAACAATATTTTGTGGTTGAAGGTGCAATAGATTGTATGTTTTTAAAAAATGCAGTTGCTATGGCAGGTGCTGATGGAAATACTGAAGCTTTAAATAATGTAGATAAAAACGCAGTATTCGTTTTTGACGCAGAACCTCGCAATAAAGAGATTCACAAAAGAATGGAAAAAATCATTGACAAAGGCTATTCAATCTGTATTTGGCCAAATGATTTACCAGGAAAAGACATTAATGAAATGGTCCTTAATGGCCATAAGAATATTGAAGAAACAATTAGAAATAACGTTTATAAGGGACTCGAAGCAAAGATGAAATTTAATTTTTGGAAAAAATCATAATGGCATCACTTCTCTTATCCACCTTTTCATTCTTCCACCATAAAAGAAATAACTAGGAGAGTAGTATGCAATATTGCGGCATAGAAATCGACAATAAACGGAATAAAATTTTATCAGAACAATCACTCAAATTATTACAAGACTACTATTGTAGAGAAGACGAAAAGTCACCTCAACAAGCTTTTGCTCGAGCTGCAGCATGTTTTAGTAATGGTAACAACAAATTAGCACAACGAATATATGATTATGTTTCACAAGGCTGGTTTATGTATAGTTCTCCAGTATTGTCGAATGCTATCCTTAAAGGTGAAGAAGTTAAAGCACTACCAATTTCTTGTTTCCTAAGCTATGTGCCAGATACACTTGATGGTTTAATTGACCATACAAATGAGTTAAGATGGCTATCAGTAAAAGGTGGCGGAGTTGGTGGGCATTGGTCAGACATCAGAGCAGTATCTAAGAAAGCTCCTGGTCCTATGCCATTCCTACACACAGTCGACGCAGACATGGTTGCATATCGACAAGGGCGAACAAGAAAAGGTTCTTATGCAGCTTATATGGATGTTGACCATCCAGACATTATTGAATTTATTAACATGAGGATTCCTACTGGTGATGTTAACCGTAAAAATCTGAACCTACATCACGCGGTCAATATAACAGATGACTTTATGAAAGCCGTTGAAGCTGGTACAGACTGGAACCTTCTAGACCCTAATGATAAGACTATCAGAGAAACCATTAAGGCTCGTAAGTTATGGGAACTTATTTTAGAAACAAGATATCGTACAGGTGAGCCTTACTTAAATTTCATTGATACAGCAAACCGTGCATTACCTGACGCACAAAAAGCAATGGGCATGACCATTAAGGGGTCTAATCTATGCAATGAAATCCACCTTGTCACCGATGAAAAACGCACAGCAGTTTGTTGTTTATCATCTGTCAATTTAGAAATGTATGACGAATGGAAAGATACAAATATGGTAAAAGACCTTATTGTATTTTTAGATAATGTATTACAATTCTTTATTGATAATGCTGGTGATGAGATTAGTAAAGCTCGTTATAGTGCTGAACAAGAAAGGTCACTCGGTTTAGGAGCTATGGGATTACACTCATATTTTCAAAAGCATTTAGTACCTTTTGATAGTGATGAAGCTATAGCAATTAACGAAATCATATTTAAAGACATTAAAACAAAAGCACTTGAAGCAACTATGACTATGGGTAAACAACGAGGTGAAGCACCAGATATGGTAGGCACCGGCCGTCGTAATGCTCACATGTTAGCGATCGCTCCAAACGCAAATAGTTCTATGATTGTAAACACTTCACCAAGCATCGAGCCTTGGAAAGCTAATGCATTTACTTCAAGAACAAGGGTGGGAAGTCACCTAAATAAAAATCCATATCTCGAGAGAGAATTGGAAGCAATTAATAAAAATACCGAAGAAGTTTGGTCGTCAGTTATTACAAATGGCGGCAGTGTACAACATTTGGATTTTTTAAGTAATCGTGTTAAGGAAGTATTCTTAACAGCAATTGAATTAAATCAGTTGGCTCTTATCAGACTAGCAGGAGACAGACAGAAGTACCTATGCCAAGGACAATCTCTAAACATATTCTTCCCTGCAGGAGCAGATAAAGCAACTCTTCATAAAGTTCACTATGAAGCTTGGAAACAAGGAACAAAAGGACTATATTATTTAAGAACAGAAACATCTAATAGAGCAGAGAATGTATCACAGAAAGTTGAAAGAGAAAAGTTAGATGATATTATTAACCCAGACGCAGTAAATTTTTCAAACGGACAAGAGGAAAATCAAGATGAGTGTGTCGCCTGTCAAGGATAAAAAGATGGACGTAACAATTTATACAAAATCAAACTGTCCTTTTTGCGAAAAGGCCAAAGCATGGTTTAAGCAAAGAGGATTTACATATACACAAATATTGCTCGATGACGAAGAGCAAAGATTAGCATTTTATCAAAGAGTAAGTAATGGTCGTCAAGTAAGAAGTGTACCACAAATTTTTATTGACGATAAACATATTGGAACATATAATGACCTTATGGCTATTGCAGATACTCTTGTTAAGAAGCAAGGTGGTCTGTTAGAGTTTTCAGAAACATATAAGCCATTCCATTATCCTTGGGCAGTTGAAATTACAACAAGACATGAAAAAGCACATTGGATTGAAGATGAGCTTGACCTATCAGAAGATGTAGCTGATTGGAAAGGTGGTAAAATTACAGCAGTAGAAAAAGAATATATTACAAACATCTTGAGATTATTTACTCAATCTGATGTTGCTGTTGGTCAAAACTATTACGACCAATTTATTCCTAAGTTTAAAAATAATGAAATTCGTAATATGTTAGGGTCGTTTGCAGCTCGTGAAGGTATCCACCAGAGAGCTTATGCTTTATTAAATGAAACCCTTGGCCTACCTGATAGTGAGTACCACGCGTTCTTAGAGTATTCAGAAATGGCAGATAAGATTGACTATATGAGAAAAGCTGACACAGCAACATTACGTGGTCTTGGTTTATCTCTTGCTAAATCTGTATTTAACGAAGGTGTTGCACTCTTCGCATCTTTCGTAATGCTATTAAACTTCCAACGTTTCGGTAAAATGAAAGGTATGGGTAAAGTTGTTGAGTGGAGTATACGAGACGAATCTATTCACGTTGAAGGTAACTCGAAATTATTTAAAGCATTTGTTAAAGAGCATAGTCGTGTTGTCGATAATGACTTTAAGAAAGAAATCTATGAGATGTCAAAAGACATTGTAGACCTTGAAGATAAATTCATCGACCTTGCTTACGAAATGGGTGAGATTGAAGGATTAAACAAAGAAGAAGTCAAACAATATATTCGTTATATTACAGACAGACGCTTACTTCAGCTTGGTATGAAACCAAACTTTAAAGTAAA